TTCTAATTCTTGTATATCATTTTGTGGTATATTTAATTGCTGTCCAATATTAATTATATCTGCATTAGTAATGTTGTTAGCTTCCATAATATCTTCAACTGTTGTACCAAAGCTTTCAGCAATAGACGTTAAAGTATCACCTGCTTGGATAAGATAAGAATTAGCTTCTGCTGCTTCTGCTGCTTCTGCTGCATCTAATGCTTTTTCTCTATCAATATCTTCTTGTGTTGATTCAGTAAAAAAACCAGGTTCTAAATTATTTGTGTTTATGTTTTTTCTGTTAGTTTTATTTAGAGGATCAAGTGCTTGATTAGAGCCTCCTTCCTCGACAACAGATTCATCAGAAACATAGATCTGATTACTCTCTTTATTTCTGTAAGCGGTCTGTCCATCTATTGTTATTTTTTCATAGGCATCATCTTTACTTAAACCTTTAAATATCTCGTTAGGTAAAGTTATAGAATCATTATCACCACCATCACTACCTTTCCACTTGTTAACGCCTATTATTGCTTCATCCTCTTTCTTGTTTAAATATTCAAAAATCTGTTGTTTCGTTCTTGTTTCATATACACCATCATTATTTTCATCTGTATAACGCAACCATATTTCGTAATCCCTAGATAACTTCCGTTCTAAATTCAACATAAAACTTGTAGGATCTTTTTCACCTTCTAAAAGGTTCCACACTTGTTGAAAAGAATCGTATGTAGGATTTATTTGTTTTCTAAGTCTTTGAATTATTGAATTTAATTCTTGTTTGCCACCGTCTGTCTGACCTTTTCTACTTGACTCTATTTGTGAAATAATTTTAGTTTTTATGCCTTCTTCTTTGTTTGTAAGTGGTCCTAAAGAATTTAATATCACTCCAAAGGCTTTACTTGCTTCTAAAGGTTGTCCTAAATATGCACCTTCAGTAAGTGATAAAGAAAAATCTATAAGGGTCTTCTGTCTGTCTGGTATAAAAATATCAATTTTATTATTTATCCAATCAACATCTACATTATACTTAGATCCAAATTGTTTTATTCTTTCAATAGTGGCATATGGTAAATCGCCTTCTTTAACTCCTAGCTCATTAACAAGTAATAATATTCCACTTTCTGCTTCTTCTTTTAGATTATTATTATCAATTTTTTCAATCTCTTCTCCTTGTTTAATCTGTTCTATTGTTTGTTTGTGCATTTCGCTTAAAAACTTAGGATGAGTTTCAAATATACTTGATCCATCAGGACCATATTTAATTCCTCTCATCATTTCTAAAACACTGTTAGAACCATCAAGACCATCAACGGTAAAAGCTTCTGCTCTTAAACTTTTTGTATATTCCAATAAATTATCAAAAAATTTGTTTTGTTTATCTTGAGTAACACCAAGTAAAACTTTGTTATTAATAAAATCATTTATTGTTGTTAAAGCATCATCCTTGTCACCATCTTGCCATTTGGTATATGCACTAATTATTGTCGGATAAGTTTGTTTTGAAAGTTTATTAAAACTGTAATCATTATGAGCATTAATATGATCTTCAGTTATTTTTTGAATAACTTTACTTTGTGCAGGGTAAAAATAATCTGTTAAATATTTACCTTTAGTAGTAGCAGCTAAGTTTCCTCCTATCGTTGAAATTTCTCCTAAAAAGTTTTGATATTCTGGTGAATCAATAGGGAAATAAGTGATAGGAACATTTACTGTATTTCCTTTGTCTGTTGTAATTTCATATGTTTTACTGTTATATAAACTTGTTACCTCGTTGGCATAAGTGTTTGCTAGTAATTGTGTTTTTACTTTATCAAATTCATCATCAGCAAAAATACTTCCTCCTATAAGACGATTGGCAGCGTCATCACCATGTTGATCTCTATGTTCTTTAGCAACTGTTTTAAAACCTTTTTTTGCTATTTCTAAATTTATTTTTTCACGTTCTTCTTCAGCAGCGTCTTCTATTTTTAAACTAAGAAATTTCTGTAAATTAGGGTTTACAGTTTCCAATATAGAAGCTAACTCTTCTGCTCCTGTTTTAGGTAACACTTTAGGTTGAACTACAAAAGTATCTACAGGTTTTGCAGAAGATTGAAAAGCTGTACTTTGGTAATTAGATGACATAATTAAAGATTAGCAACTTGTGCATAACTTGATAAGCCTTGAGTAGCTGTATTAAGAATAACTGAAGCTAGTGAAGGAATCTGATTATAAGCTTGGTTAATATTGCTTTGCAGTTGATTACGTCTAGTGTCTCGTTGTGCTTCAAGACCTTTAATATTTCTCGTATATTGTCTACTAGCTGATTCTATTGATTGATTTATCGCTTCTCTAGCATTTGCAGTTTGTCTTTCTGCATCAGCTAATAATAAGTTAACAGTCAAACCTGCCTGTTCACCAGCTCTTATAGATCCTCTTGTTTCTAATCCTGCTATAGTTTTAGCAAGTTTTTCTTGTGCTAATGAAGCTCTACTTTCTTTTAATTGTGCTGCTGTAGCTTCTTGTTGATCAGCAAAAGCTTGTTCTGCTGATCTATTTGTTATTAAAGCTGATTCATATTGTTGCTCTGCTGCCGACTGTGCTGCTGATCTTTGTGCAAGACCACTTGCTAAATTAAGACCCAAAGATCCTACAAAAAGATTACTGGCAGTACCACCTAAACCTAAAATACCTGGTCCAGCAGCAGCAAATACACACATTTAAGCTATCCTCAGAAATTCGTAGAATGGTTTACCCTGTATGCCGTAATGTTCGTGATATTGGATAAAAGTAAACCCAAGAGACTTTAACCACTTGATAGCAGAATCATTCTCTGCATATACAAAATTATATAAGATTTTGTATTTTTTCAACAAGCCTTCTACCCATTTACGTCCTTTTCTTATTAGTTGTATTCTATATTTTTTATTTTCAAATAACTTATCAGTAGCAACCATCCATATAACACCACCAGAAACTACCCCACAAAGACCTATAGGCTGATCATTATCATCAGCTATAGCCATGTTTACATTGCTGCACATATAAGATAATTGCAGTGCTTGTCGTGGTTCTTGTCCTGTTTGATACAAGGCTTCTAATTTATCAACATCTCTCATGTTGTCAGCCACATATCTAAGATCTTGTAGATTAGCTTTTCTTAAATAACCCATTAGACTCTTCTACTCCTCATATGGAACATAGCTTCATATTCAGCACTTGATAATTGTGTTGGAAGAAAGGTGTTATTTTTAACATCTATATTTACTCTATCTGCTCGTGACATTATTGGCACTCTAAATGTACCTGTCTCTAGATTAATCTGCCCAATAGCAGCAGAAGATGAACCTAATAAACGACCAGTAAATTTATGGGTAGATGTGTCTCTATTTTCAGGGGTTACTTCTACTTGAAAGAATCCTGTATCTTCAAACTTAATATAGAAATGATGTAGTTGTAATCTACCACTTACAATCTCACCTGCATTATTTCCACCAGAACCTTCAGTTAGTCGTTGTTGACTAAATCTATAGTGCATTAAAAAAGGTTCACCAATAATAAATTTACTATTTCTAAAATCTCCACTGGCTGTAATGGTTGATGTAGATCCGTTTGCTGTATTGGTAGTTTGTAAAGCCTGTCCTGGTTTTAATGTTTTTGTATTGCCTTGTGTATCAACAAAAGTACTTGTCTCTCCATCACCTAGATACCTACCAACAACAGACATAGTTCCATTTAATCTATAAGGAACTGTAAATGTAGAAACATCAGTAGTAGCGTTATAAGCAACAGATACTCCTGTTGTTGCTTCTGTAACCTTATGATCTAAATGATATTCAAACTCTGCATTGGCTTCTCTAAATTCTGCTTCAAAAGGTATCTTTTCTAAAGTTGTACCGTTAGCTTCTTCTACAACCATAAACAAATCAGTACCAATAAAATCAATATTCCTGATAGATTTTGCAGAGTTAAGTGTGAATGTAGACCAACTATTTAATATTTTTTGAAAGTTATCCCCATACAACCATCTGTTGATGTATAGCTTATTAGGATTATCACTACCTAAAAGTATCAGTACATCTTCGTTTGTACTAACAGCAAGTTTAAATATATTACTTGGTATTAGTCTTGGTACATGAATAGTGATGTTGCTTGCATCTTTTATAGCTACATTTTCTTGTGTTATATATTCTCTTACACCTGCAAAACTACCCTTGTTAGTTAGATAATAGATAGAGCTACCAGAACCTACAGGTTGTGCTAAGTCACTAGACTCAAATTCTGTTGCTACAACTACGTTAGCACTCTTAGGTGTTAAAGAATCTGATGATGATGTAAGTACAAATTGTGTTTGATCTGAGAACAAGATCAGTTGTTCTCCCATCGTTACTGCGTGTTTAAGAATAGCAACTTTGGTATGTGAAGCTGCTACGTCAATAGGATCTGAATCTATTACTGATAAAACTGTTTCTGGAAAGAAGTTAAAGAACTCACTAACTCTCGATAAGATCGCATTATCATCAGCTAGAAAGCCTAGTCTGTTTCTAAAGAAGAATACGTTGTTAATTTTTCCACCAACAAAACTAGGGTTAGGTGCTGAATCTAAATCTCCAACAGTTCTTTCTCCCCACTTGGGTAAGGTATAACTTACACCAGATAATGTATAACTATCACCATCTACCCTTGCAAATCTAAAGTTACCATCAGCCTGTCTTATTAAAACGTGTGGCATAGTGTCGTAATCAAATTTATATGTAATACCAGGTTCTAGTGTTTCTTCCCACTGCCCTTCTTCAAGTGTTCCTCCATTATTAGTAACAAACTTAACGTAGTAATTATCAAAATTAGTATCTTCATCTCCTTTTATTTCAACAACATAACCATTAGGAGAAACAGTTGGAAGATCAGTAAACCTCTGTACTGAATCTTTTACTACTGTTAGCTGTGTATTACCTTGAGTGTCATTACCATCAATAGAAAAGTCGCTGCCATCATTCTTTTTAATATGAATAACAGGACCATTTCTAGCAATAGTAAAACCTGTTAATCCAGAGTTAAGGCCTGATTGTAAGTCAGTAGCAACTTGTGTAGTGCTAAGTGTCGAATCAGAAGTAGTGTCATCAGTAACAGTTACACCATCTACAGTGACAGAATATGTAGTCTTATCTGAGACAGAATTAATAAATACAACTGCTTGTGTGATATTCCCTGCACTTACAGCAGAATCCATGGCAACAGTAATGCTTGTATTAACAACAAAGGTATAGTCTGCAATCGTAACAGTTTTAATAACACTTCTAGGTGTAGAGGTATTTAGATAGTTAGTTCCATCAGGTTTAGTAACAGTCTTTTCTGTACCGTCAATATCATAAACTTTTACATTACCGTTACTAAAAATAGCAACATACCTTTCATTTGTATCTCTATTAATAGTTTGTATATGAACATTACCAACAGTACTACTACTAAGAGTAGTTAAAAACTGTGTGCCACTACGCTTTGTAAGACCCAACACAGGGTTGCTGTTAGCATTATCTTGTATGTCTGCATGGTCAGCTTGTTTAGTTGAGTCAGCAGCTTGTGAGATACCTCTTAACAGTGTTGGGATTGCTCTTGATACAACTGCCATAATTATCTAATTAATGCTCTGGAAGGATTGTAAGTATCAAAGACACTTGTAAGACTAGGATCACCTCTTAACAGGTTGTGATCTGCATTACTGAGATCTGTTTCCATCAGTATAGCTCTAGCTCTTACTTCGTCTTGTTGTGTATAAGTTCTTAATCCATCATCACTAACTAACCTATCAACAAAGATACGAGCAGCTTTGATAGTTATATACCTTCTTGCAGGTTCTGGTATCTCTTCAAAACTTCTAAAATAAACAACTGTACATATTAAATCTTTAGTAAACTCATACTTATTATTAAGCCTGTCATATAACTTTAGACCACGTTGTATTGCATCAATGTCTGTGTGGTCATGGGTATTAGGGTCAACTCTTATAACATCTGTTCCAAGAGAAACGTGGTTAGATCCATCTCTTGTAAGAGTGACATCTATCTCTGTGTTAAAACTCCACCCTTCTGATTGAACTTCTTTGTTCACTTCAGTAAGAGTGCTTTGTGCAAGTTTTACATCAACAGGAAGAGTACCTGTTAAGGAGTTTACTGGGGCTTCTCCTATAGCAGCCAACATAATGTTGATGCTTTCTAATTCTGTAGTAGCTGCTGTTGTCATTATTTCTTAGCAGTCTTAGCTGCACGTTTAAAGTTTGCTTCTGTTGGCGCACCTTTGCTACCAGGTTTCCTCATCTTTTCACCAGATCCAGCAGCGATTCTTTTACGCTTGGCATGGATGTTGGCATATAAACCTTTCTTCTTTTTAGAAGACTTTTTAATTTTTAAAGAATCTCTATCGTAATGACTTGGCATAATTAGCTCCGTTAAGCTTTTTTAATTTTAAGTGATTTCCTGTCTTTTTTCTTTTCTACCTTCTCAAGAATTATTTGAAACATTCCTTCAACTGGTTCTTCTTCCTCAATAAATTTTGTAGCCGCACCTCTAGTACCAAAGGTAGCTTCAATAATGTCATTATTTCTATTAAGAACTTTATACTTGTAGGCCATAATTTTAATAAAAAAAGGGTATCTAATAGTAAGATACCCTATAAGTTAAATTTAAGAAGCAGATAGCTTGATTGTAGCTGCACATTCTGGTCTTAGGATTCCATGACCAAGTGCGTACTTTGCGACCATAAGTGTTCCTTGGTACATGATACCGTAGTCGGAGCCTGAGATCTCAGTCGTCATATCCATTAGTTTTACTGTACCAACAGCAGACTTGTGGAAGACAAGACCAATAGTTTTACTATCGTCACCAATGTAGGTGTTGTTTGATCCAGCTAGTTCGTTAGTGTCACCTGCACCAGGAGCTTTGTTATCTTGAGGTACGTTGTTACTCATCATTACAGGAATACCTGCAATCATTTGTACTTTACCTGACGCAAAAGATCCGTTGCCACCTGGGTTAAAGTCAACATCAACTGTTCTTGTAGCAGACTCAGCTAATTTGTAATACTCAGCAGGTGGTAGTACACAGAAACGATCTGTTTGAGGGATGTCTCTTTCGTCAAATGCTTGAGCAATGTCATAGATAGCTGCTGCTATCTCATCACCTGTTACATCTGAAGAAGCTGTATTACCGTTAGCAAGTGTAAGAACTGTACCACCAGATCCACCAGTAAGTGTAGTTGAAGCTCTGGAAGCATTAGCTATACATTTAGCTACGTTTTGATCGTATCTTTTTGCAAGAGCCTTACCTAGCTCAGTTGCATAAATTGACCTTATATCATAATGATTCTTGAGTTCTTCAAGATCAGTTACGAAAGACTGTGCAATTAATAGATCATCAATGCTGATGATTTTTTCATTTGCCAAGATTTGGTTAGCACCAACTAATGGGTTGCCTGGTGTGTGATACGCTGCTGTAGCTGCACCTGTAACAGGGAACTGTGC